CAGGACGTTCAACATCAAAGCCGTGCTAGGCAAGTCCGACCGCGAGACGCGGCGCGGGCAGGTCGTGCATGTTAAGGAAGTGCTTTGATGGCTAAACAAACCACGATCGTAGGGGAGAAAGCATTGATGAAGCGGCTGGCGGGATTGGCGTCTAAGGCATCTCGCAATCGCATTGCTCGCCCTGCTATCGGTGCGGCGGCATCGGCCATCAACAAAAAAGCTAAGTCTATTGTCGTCGAGGAATCCGGTCTACTGCGCAAGTCGGTCGGCGTTAAGCGAGGGACGAACACGGGCGGCCCGTTCGCGGTGGTCGGGCCGCGCCATGGCTTTAAGCAGCAGGTGGAAAGGACCATGCCCAGCGGGTATCGGTCCTACGTTATGTCCGACCCGACCAAGTACGCACACCTTATAGAGTTCGGCACCTCGCACAGTAGCCCACAACCATTCTTGCGCCCGGCGTATGACGGCACAGACAGCAAGGGGATCATTGCAAGGCGTATGCAGGCCGGACTTCGCAAAGAAGCGCAAAACCGATCAGGCAGTTTCAAGGCGGACAAAGGCGACGTTAAGGCATTGAGAGGGCTAGATAAATGAGCCTCTTGACCGACCTTCGCGCACATCTCGTTGCCGACTCAGGCTTCTCCGCAATAACCACACGGGTACGCCTGTACCGGTCTGAACAATCCGACACCGAGCCGCGAATGGTCATTCATCAGATCAGCGGCGACCACAAGCACCACATGACAGCGGCGACCGGCAAGGCCATCGCCCGCATCCAACTCGACTGCTACGGCACCTCGCCGGTCGGGGCCGAGGCGTTAGCCGAAGTGGTGCGGCAAGCACTCGACGGGTTCAGGGGCGTGATGAACAGCGGCGTGTTCATCTCGATGTGCCACCTCGACAGCGAAAGAAGTTCGTACACGCCACCGCTTGAAGGTGGCAGCCCAGAGGGCGGGGTTGATGTCGTCCAAATTGACTATCTCATCGGCTGGAGTGTTTCCGTGCCGAGCTTTGCATAAAGGAATTAGACATGCCAGTAGACATTGGTACAGGCGCGAGTATCGCTTTCGGAACATCTTCGTTTACCGCAAACATCACCAGCATCACGCCGGTGTCGGGTGCTGAGCGGCCAGCGATTGATACGACTCATCTTGGAACCACGACGGCCCGGACATTTGTGCCTGGTGACCTGGTGAACTGGGGCGAGCTAGAGGTTGAATTGCAGTTTGATATCGATGACCGCCCGCCGATCGATCAAGTTGCCGAGACGATCACGATTACATTCCCGCTATCGGCGCTCGGGGCAACGGCGGCAACGCTTGCGGGCACCGGATTCATGACCAACTTCGGCGCGGAAGTCCCGCTAGAAGAATTGATGTCGGGAAGCTATACGGTCAAGTGGTCTGGCAACCTGACATGGACTGACGAGGTGGCCGCATGATCGTGACCATTCTAAAAGAGCATAAGGCACTAAAGGGCAAGGTCGGCAGCGACGTAAAGATTGATGCCAAGATCGGCAACCACCTTGCGTGTATCGGTGTCGTTCGAGTCGTGCAACACGACTCCGTCGGCAACGCAAAAACAAGCAAACTCATCGAACGCGGAGAACCTAAAGATGCTGACAAAAAGTGAGTTCTTGAAACCAAGCGAACTAAGCGGGCCGTTTACGGTCGAAGGGCTAGGCGACGTGTTCATCCGCAAGGTGCCATGCTCTGAGGCGGTGGCACTTGAACAGGCTGGCGGCGGAGGACTTGGCAAAGTGATCAAGCTCATCATCGCAACTGTGGTCAGCGCCGAACGAGACCCGGTGTTCACTGCCGAAGACTTTAATGCGATCCAATCTGCGGATGTCGATACGTTGGATCCGCTAGTTGACCTTGTGAAAGAACACAGCGGCTACTTCGCCGAGGGGGTTGATGAAGCCGTGGAAAAATCCGAAGCGATCACACCGAAAGATTCTGGCACCGGCTAGCCTTGGCGTGGTCGTGTACGGTTGCGGAGGCTAAAGATAGATGCACGCATGATGAGTTTGTGCGATGGATCGGGTACGACAAGGTAGAACCATTCGGCGAGGAACGGGCAGACATGCGAATGGCAATTCTCGCGTGTGTCGTTGCTAGGGTTGCTGGAAATAAACGGGCGCAGCCTAGCGACTTCATACCAGAGTTTGGACCACCTAAGAAGCAGTCGGCGGATCAGATGAAAGCCGTAGCCAAGCAATTCGCCATGATGTACAACAAAAAGAAGAAAGGATAAATGGCAACATCAATCGGCAATCTGGCAGTCATTCTATCCGCTGATACGCGACAGTACGGACGCGGCATGGGTCGTGCAAGCAATCAGGCGCAGAGCTTTAGCTTTACGGTCAAGCGCTCTATGGCTCGCGTTGTCAGTGCGGTCGGCACGCTCGGGGCGTTGGTTGTTGGTGGCGGTGCGATTTCTTTGTTTACTCGGCAGTTGCAGCGTCTGGACGACGTAGCAAAGACAGCATCTAAACTAGGCGTCACGACCGAAGAGCTTACGCGCCTACAGTTTGCTGGCGAGCAGACAGGTGTTGCGATCACGACCACCAACATGGCAATCCAGCGGATGACGCGGCGGGTTGCTGAGGCGGCAAAGGGAACTGGCGAGGCTAAGGGCGCACTCAAAGAACTGGGCTTAGACGCGGTGGCGCTAAACAAAATGGGTCCAGCCAAAGCGTTCGCAGAGATTGCCGACGCAATGCAGGCCGTAGAGAACCAAGGCGACCGCGTTCGGCTGTCTATGAAGTTATTCGACTCTGAGGGCGTCGCGTTAGTCAACACGCTGGCGGGCGGGTCTGATGCGCTTAAAGAGTTCGCGGACACGTCGGACCGGCTAGGCAACACGGTTGGCGGCAAGACGGCGGCGGCGGCAGAGCGATTCAATGATGCGGTCAACAGGCTGAAGGTTTCTATCGGAGGGATCGCCGTGACGTTCGCCGATACTTTTGGCCCGTCACTGCAAAAGATGATCGACGGGATCACTGGAGCGATTGTCTCGCTACGAACGATGGACAAGGTAGCTCTTAAAAACAAAATACAGTTCGGCGCTCTTGTTGCTGGCTTTGCCGCCGGCGTCGCTATCGCTCCAAAGATCATCGCGGCGGTTAAGACGATCATCACTGTTCTTAAGGGACTAGCCAAGGCGTCGGCGATCGTGCAGGCGTTTGCTGGTCCGGCAGGCATTGCTTCGCTTGTTGCAGGCGCGGCTGCGGCAGTGCTAGCGATGGGCGCGGTTGAGATGGCGTTTGATTCGTTTGGTAACGAGGTAGAAGACGTTACGCCGAAAGTTGCGGAGGTTGCAAAAGAGATAGACCATCTTGGCCAGTTGTCAGACAGAATCATGGGCACGTTTGCCGGGACGATCCACGAAAGCGTTGAGACGCCTATCGAAGATGTCGGCACGGCGATCATGGCAATGTCCAACAACTTAGATAATATGGCATCCCGCGCGGCATCCATCTTCGACGCGACGCGAACGCCAGCCGAGCGACTCGCTGCCAAGATTAAAGAGATCACGGAACTTGCGGGGCTTGGACTACTTGACCCCGAAACAGCGCGCCGGGCCTTGAGTGATGCCAATGGTCAGCGTGTGGGTCAGGACGCCTTCGATATGCAGTCGCGCCAGCCTACGCAGCGAGTAAGTTTTGCAGCGATGGGCGCGAGCGCGGCAGCAGGCAGGCAACAGAGTAAGATCGAAAAAAACACGGCAGAAGAAGTCAAGGAAAGCAAGAAGCAAACCGCCGCGCTTGCCGACTTGCTGCGAGCAACAACCAACTCACAAGGCGCGGCGATCACGGTGCAATTTTAATGGCGTTCACAGTTACCGAATTACGCGGCACAGCCAGTCAGGGCATCGACCAGCGCCAGTACACGCGGGTGTGGCGCGTCATCAGCGACGCCACGATCCAGCATCCGGCTTTGGCTATAGGGCAGGCTCCCGTGGCGGTAGGCGCATTGTTTCCCTACGACGCGCTGGCGTTTGCCAAAACAGTTACGGCTGACTACGAAGACATTAACGAATCGCGCAAAATCGTACTTGTCACCGGCAACTACGAAACGGGCAGCGGCGGCGATGAGCAAGTCGAAGACGAAAACCCACTAAACGATCGGCCTTCTATTCGCTGGAGTTCGCGGACGGTTCGCCTACCGGTGCGATTTACTAATGATGACCCGCCAGAGCCGATTGCTAACAGTGCAGGCCAACCGTTTGACCCATTGCCGGAGGAAGATTTCCAGATCCTCGTCTATGAATACTCACACAACATCGCGGTATACAGCGAGGCAAAAGCGAAGAACTTTCGCGGAGCAGTCAACAGCGACAATTTCACGCTCGCGGGCCTAAGCGTTGAACCGTTCCAGTCTCGTATCACAGCCATCGAAGCGACCAACGCCGAACGCAACGGCGTCCGGCACTGGCAAGAGACTGTCGTGGTTGAGATCGTAGATGACTGGCGGCTGACTTTGATTGACGAAGGGATCATGAAAAAGAGCGGCATTACAGACGGCCCCGGCGATCCGCATTACATCGGCGGCGGGGAGTCGGTTGTCACGCCGATCCTTGACGCGCAAGGCAATCCAGTATTTGAGCCTACACTACTTGACGGCGCAGGCAATCCGCTTGGCGGAGGGCAGCCAGTGCTACTTCGATTTAACACGGCAGCGAAGCCGCTTCGGTCTTTTGGTTCGCTTGGCCTACCGACCACGAACAACCCATAGGGCACAACAATGGCAGACCTCTACACAATCACAACGCTCGCGGACGGCACCTATACAACAGCGGGCAACTGGATCGGCGGATCTGCACCTGTTGCAAACGATGATGCGTCCTTTCAGTACGACGCATCGCAGGCACTTGCCGGATCGGATCAGTCGGCCACTGAGCTTGACAACATCGACGTGTTGCCGACCTGTACGGGTAATGCAGGTACCGCCGATACCTATCTGCAACTGGATCAAGGGGCGGCAAACACGGTTGTCTATGCGGGGACTGGCATATGGTATCTGGATATGGGCACGTCGGGCTCGGCGTCGGTGCGCGTGGACCGAACGCGATCGGCAAGCAACGGTAACGCAGGGCTCTACTTCAAAAACAACACCAATGCGATCACGCTGTTTGATGTTGCTGGCGGAGTGGTTCGGCTTGTCGAGGCCAACATCACGACGTTGGTAGTTCGAAACGGGGCGACGGTTTATGTTGATGCCGCCTCCACGGTTGGGGCGATTCAAAACGATGGCGGCACGGTGATCGACTACGGCGCTGCGGTGACGGCATGGATTCAAAACAGCGGCACGACCACGAAGTACGGAGCGGATGCCGCGACGCTCACGACCTATGGCGGCACGTTCTACAACGATTCGACCGGCACACTTACGGCCACGATGTACAGCGGCATCCTTGACTGCGCTAGAGATGCGCGGGCCAAGAACCTGACGCTTACGCACAATGGAGGGACGGCCATTGTTGGTGCAAACGTGACGCTGACAGATACGCTTAACACTACTGTGACGATTACCGGATGACCGCATATAACTTCGACAAGCAAGGCGCACGACGAATCGTAGATGCTGTCCGTAAGGTCGAGGCAAACGATACGCTCCGCACTGGACAGCAGCGTCGTCGCCATGCGACGGGTGCGGGTGCCGAGCGGTTCATCATCGCCCGCGTCACCGAGGTGGACGCAACCGACCCGCTGCTGCTGAGCGTGACCGAGCAGTATTGGTCTGAGGCCGATACCGATATGATCGACCTGCCCGGCGGTCGGGTGTGGAATGGCGCGAGCGAGAATCCACCGAAGGTGCGCAGTGTTGACGGCCAGCAGCGTGGCGTCGATGACCTGGTGACGCTGGGATTCCGGTTCGGCAATGATGGCGACAGCGTTTGGTTTGTTGTGCCGGAGAAGCCGGGCGCGTTCGGCATCAAGCTGACGCAGACCGGCGGCACCGCTGGCGACGATACGACGCAATGCTCGTTCACCTATACCGTCGATGACATGAACGACAACGAGATAGCGACGGGCGTCAACCCCGCAACAGGCGTTCACTTTGCACAACGACCGACGGTTGGATTCAGGATCGCCGCGACCGCAGGCGTGGCAACCTATGACACTGGCGATCTTGTGATCCTGATGACCAACGAGATCGACGACTTGGAGGCATGCTCATGAGTGCCAACATTTGGACACCTCAAGCCCCGGCGATCATCACGCCTTGGAAGTGGCTGGCGAACTTCGCAACCGCAGGTAAAGGCGTCGTGACAGACACCGGCAAGCGCGGCGTTGGCAGCG